TAGCGCTGCTTCGACTTTATCTCTTGTCAACAAAGCCTTATATGGTTTTCCATTCATATAGACTTGAATTGCAACATCACAAATCATGTCACAAACAAAATAATCACGGTCACCGGCAATCATACGCTTTGCAAAGTTTTTGTAATAACGATAGAATAGTTTGTCCATTGTATCCTGACTCGAAGCATACACAAGCTGTGTAGGAACCTTGCGAGGTTGAGTATCAGGGTTATAAGAATCGTCCGTATCAGTCACGAAATCAGTATTCTGAGTGGCAAAAGCTTCACAGACAACAATCAGTTCGTCAGAGCAAAACGCAGCCTCGTCAAAAAACACAAGAGTTGCACGACGGGATCGGTTGGAATCCGGGTTGGAGTTTAGCGTGTTAATAGAACTGCCGTTGTAAAATTCGACAACGTACCCGGCGGGGTTATGACTAAAGCCACTCTTGTTAGTTGCAGACTTTTTGGTTTCCTTTTCTGCAATATCTTGCAAACTACGGATAGACGCAGCTGTTTTACCAACACGAGTGACAATTTCTTCGATTTTATTAAAAGTTTCCTTACTCTGATCACCAACGCTACTTACAATATAAATAGCTTGATTCTCATATAGGATAGCCTTTAGTAGAATGAAAACAGAACCTACAAAAGACTTACCAAAGTTTCGACTACACGCCCAAAGAACATGACTTGCATTCCAGCTCTGTTCCAGCATATATGCCTGAGCGTCAAATAGTTGGATGCCCAATAAATCTCTGGCCGCAATAACAGGATTGCGCCGATAGAATGCAATCGTTGCCGCATCACATTCATAAATCTTACGTTTTACGGCTGTAATAATGGGCGCTCTTTGTTTCATTCTCATACGGCATCACCATCCGTATCTTTTGCGCTTGCGTCAATACCAGCATCTTCCAACAGCTCCTTGAGCCGCTGATTCTCAATCAGAGACAGCCTGTATTTTTCCTTAGCGTCATCACTTTCTTTCTGGAACTTATCAATCAATTCTCTCTGTGTATCGAAAATTTCCTGCATGTCGTTTTCGTCAAAGAAAGCATTTTCCTTGATTGCCTTAACACTCATATCTGCCGCCCATTGAGTGCCCGGAGACCGTAACTGGTCGTAGAAGTTTGCTTCTGCACCAGCAATATCCTTTTCACGCATATCCTTCATTAAGAAAGTAAGTGTGTTACGTCCGGCATCCTTGTTGGAGCGATTTTTGACAGAAATCTCGTTTTCCTTGGCAATCTTATCGTTATTAGAAACTAGCTTGACCTTAATATCGTTAAGGCTCTTGATTGTGTCTGCTGAATTCATCGGGTCAAGCTGGGCAAGTCGGAAATCAATCTTACGAATCTGGCCGTTATTGATGACAACCTGAATAATCTGAGATAGCTTATAAGGATCGTCCTCAATACCATCTTCGAAATATTTAATAAGGTCACTAAACAAATAACGTCGGTCGTTTTCAGAGTGTCCTTCAAACGGGTCGTATCCGACAACCGAAACAACATCATCACGAGCTTGAATTTCAGCCTTTGACCACTTTTGTTCTTTTTCATCTCGAACATCCAGAGCATTCTTATTCAATTCACCATTTGTAAGAACGGTTGCAAATGTCTGGAATTGATACTGCCGACACGAGAGAGCTCTGGCGTACATTCCTGGTTTGCAAGAGCCGGAGTTCTGCACAATAGAATCATAAAGACTGTTATAGAATGGAAAATCCAACATATGACAAAGAATCATACATGCTATACGTTCACTCTCATATCGTTTCGTGTACTCATCGAATAATTCATTGACACACTCCTTACAAAGAGTAGAGAACCCACCTCGATTTTTAAATAATTGAGAAAAACTATTTTTATAAAAATGTCCAGTGGGAGTTTCATACGAGTGTTCACAACGAGTACATTCCCATTTTTCCTTGGTAGGTATAGATGCTTCGACGGAATCTAGTACCTTTTTCTTTCTCGGCATCAATACACCTCCAATCAAAATCAAAAATAAAGCCGTAGAATGTGCGCACGTTCTACGGCAGCAAATACACCCTCTAATGTGCTTGCATAGCAGAGGCCGAGAGTGTTTCCTTCCATTAAAGACCTATCATGATACGCATCGTTGAGAGGCTTAATAGGTTCTATTCAAAATTCGACCTCAGCATTTTGACACCGTAGTGAGCCGAGGTCTTTATCATCTATGTGAGCTTGCTATGTTCACGACATTTATGTCGGTAACATACCTCGCCCTGCCAGCGAACCGGCATAATAATCAAAATAAACCTACCGCCAGAGGGAGTAGAAAACTGACGGCAGGCTTGCAAAAGGTGAGATGCTGGGTGCAGAGGGTGGATTCGAACCACCGACCTTCTGGGTATGAACCAGACGAGCTACCTGACTGCTCCACTCTGCGTTATATGATGCCTAAGTGTCACCTATCTCGCAATCGTGTGCGCACCACAGATTGGTCATAGTTTGACTTCGGACTTGTCTCCAACCGCGAATTGGAGACCATTTTGTTGGCACGTCCATCCCGAATTGAACAGGAAACACGCGGTTTTGGAGACCGCTGCTCTACCAAATTGAGCTATGGGCGCATAAAACCTACATTTTAGCCGGTGGTAGGGAACCGGTTTTAATTACAAGCCCTCCGGGAGAAGGACTGGCGCGGTCTCAGAGATTCGAACTCTGGCATCGGGTTTGCCGACCTAACGGTTTTCAGGACCGTTCTCTTCAACCACTTGAGTAAGACCGCACAATAAAACAAGCATCCATCAAACTATCCGAGCTAGTTGAATTGTTCTCGTGTCGATAAAACGCTTGTTTTAGACTTTTAAAACTTCGCATTAACGTAGCGAAACACGAATAGCTTATCATTTCGTTCCACAGAACTACTTTGCATCCAACCATCCGTAGATTGAGTTGGTCTAGGCGGTAGCAGCTATTGACCGCACAGCTTGGAGCCACTTGTAGGAATCAAACCTACGACATATGTGGTACGAACACATTATTCTATCTACTGAATTAAAGTGGCATGGAGCCAATGACAGGACTTAAACCTGCGATATCGGGAGTACAAAACCCGCGTTCTATCAACTGAACTACACTGGCACATAAAACCCGTAGACGCTAGTCTACGGGCATAGAAAAGGAGACAACAAATGATGTCCCAAAGCAAACTTTGCGGTCGTACTTCTTTTTTAATTACCCACTTACTGGTAGGGTGTCACCGCTTTTAATTCAAACGCACGATGCGTGTTTTATCTTCATTCAACCTTCCGAATTTATCCTGATAAACCAGAATAAACCCTTCTCGCTGAGATGGGGTTAATTTTCCATCTGCATAATCCATTTTTGACGTTTCACAACAACAGCCCTGCTCATAAATTACAGAATTACCGATATCATAGTGACCTGTTTTATGAGTGTGTGCCATCACGATATTGTCAAAGAAATAATCATTATCCTTGAAATACCGATATGCCTTTTCTGCCGTTTTCAACATACCGCTGGAATAAGCAAGTGGATGCACAAAAATTGTTTCACCAACAAAACTGAACCAAGTATCGTTATAAACGATCTCAATATCACTGTCCTTGAAAACATCAATCAAAGGGTCGTAATGAACCTTAGTATGAAGCTCCTTGTTATAATGGTTAAAGCCATCAACAAAAATAAGCTCCAACGATGTCTTTGGCATAAGTTCAAGCAAGTCGGTGTCCAGATTCTTAGCAAGATAATTCTGGAAGCGTAAGTCATGATTACCATAATTGATAACAACCTTCTTAGGCTGAAGCATCTCAATCAGGTCAATCATATACTGCCGTGCAATCAGAATTTCCTCCATTGGACTCTTACGATACACCTTATTAAAACGAGAAATGGCCTGCGCATCAACCAAATCGCCGTTTACCTGAAGGATATCAATCTTGCCAGCGTACTCACTAAAAGTCTCAATGGGCTTTTGAAATGGAATATGTAGGTCGGAAATAGACAGGATACAGGTTCCTACATCTCTATTAGATAAGGACTCCTGATACTGCATACCCGCACGGAATGCCTTAAAACGCTTGCGATATGTGCACTCACCAAAATTCTTACCCAACTCATCATTGAGCACCTTGGATGCGCCATCCCAAGTCAACTCTCTAGCCAGAACAGCATTCCCGATTCTTACAAAGAAGTCATCACTCGTTTCTTCTGGCCGTTTATTATAGCAACCCATTGGCATCAAGCCGGGTCGCCCAGCAGCTCATCAGAAGTGGAAATATTGATGGTGACACCCTCAATGCCATCCCACTTTGCCAGAGCCTCCTTCAAATTGAAGACATTCTCACCGTCCTTGGTAATCTCGGTGATAGTGCCCTCTGCAGTATCAATAATAGCGTTCTTAAAAACAACACTCTTCTTAGCAACCATAATTTTATTCTCCCTTATATTTTATTTCAAAATTGAAGTATTTAACGATTAAACTGAATCATATCAGCCCACGTACTAATCCAGCCACGATGGTTGGTATGTAACTCGCAAATTGCAGTTCGGTCATGTCCCCTAAAATGTTCAAGATATGGGAGGAAACCACTGTTCTGTGGGTTCTTATACAAATCGCACTGACCAGTATGTCCGATTACGACAAGCTTACACGAATCCTTCAGTCTGGTAATGACCTTTAAAAGATCACTAAGATAGAAATTCTGTGTTTCATCGAGCAAAATTACCTTTTTATCAAAGGTGATGCCGCGCATATATGTGTGAGTTGCACACTGAATATATGCACCGTATTTCTGACTTTCAGGGTTATCGTCAACAATCATTGCAACATTCGGATTTACGCCGATTGTTTCAAGTGCCTGATAAAGAGGCTCCATATACGGAGCGCTTTTCTGCTCTTGAGTGCCAGGAAGATAACCTTGCTTCTCCTCTTGAGTTGGAGAAACAATATAAGCAATACCATTATATAGTCCATATTGGACAAGCAGATTTGCTACACCAACAGCAATTGTAGTTTTGCCAGTACCAGCACGGGCATTGCAGAAAACGACATCAATATCAGGACTCCAGATTGCGTCTCTAAACACCTTCTGTTCTGGATCGAGAGTCATACCATAAAAAGTAGGGTACTCATCCAGATTTTGCGGAATATCCTTTTTCTTGCGCATTTCAGTCTTGTCAGAAGCCATATATTTACTCTCCCTTAATTGAACTCATCCACATCATCGCAAATCTTATCTACGATACCAAAATTGACCTGCTCAGTAGCATCCAGATACCAATCCTTAGCCTTATTCTTGGTCATGGTCTTCTTGTCGATAGTAGAGTGAGCCATAATATACTCACGCATCTTCACAACCTGCTTCTCGTAGTAGTCCATAGCCATCTTAGACTGTTCGAAAGTACCCTGAGTACCGCCAGAGCCACTATGAATCAGCGCGGTAGAGTGAGGTAGAGCAAAGCGCTTCTGACCAGACAGCAACATCACAAGAGCGGCGCTCATTGCAATACCTGCGTTAATCGTCCAAACAGGAGTCTTACTCAGCGCAACAACATCAATGAAGCTAAACATTGCATCCAGCTCGCCACCATAGCTGTAAATAAACAGCTTAATAGGCTTACGCTGCTCAACAGGAGTATCCTTATCAATACGGTTGTACTGCAGAATCTTGCGCTCAATTTCAATCAGAGACTGGTCAATCTCAAAGTCAATAAAGAAGATGCGATCCTTCTCATCAACGTAGAAGTTCATCATCTCAGGAGAGGGAAGACCGCCACCATTCATAAGGTTGGTGATCTCTTCTGGCAGTTGAATTTCAAAGTCCAATAGTCTATACCTCGTTCTTTCAAAGATTAGTAACGTGCGTTACGCTGCATCTGCTTCAGCATCTCGACAGCGGCAATATTAAAAGGAAGCAACTCAAGATATCGAGCAGACTCTTCCAGATACCGCTTGTGACGGGTCTTTGCAATGCAAGCATGAGGGAAGACCTTTCGCACAGCCTTCGCTTCGGACTTAGTGATTTCAATCATTAGGTAAAACACCCTTTCAAAATAAAATAGGTAGGAAGAAAACAAGCGTCCTCGCTCTCTCCCTACCATAACTTTCCGCACTGTGTTTTACTCTGTATATGTAAAATTATAACGTATCTACGTTAAAATGTCGCGCTTTTCCGCATTTCATAAATCAAACATTTTTCTATTTTGTGCGGTTTTCTCGATATTTACGTTTTTGGCGCACTTACGACAGTATTTTTGCCTGCGTCCGGTGCGAGCAACCATCTTTCCGCAACAATCACACCTGATATATTCTTTCCCGCAATACTGGCTCCATAGAATACCAGCATTCTCAAAATCGTCCACGAAAATCTCATGAGGAGAGTCCGGCTCTGCAATCAAAACATGGATATTCAAGTTGTCAATCTTTTTCAAGCTAGCAAACCCAATAAAGCCAAGATTATGTAACTCACAGATCATCTCGTTCTGTTTTTTCTCATTTACAGATACGTTTGCCATCCTGAAAATATCAGCCGTATCTTCCGTAATCCAGTAGTTGCATTTTTCATTAACAGCAATATGGTATTTTGCCAGACACAGCATCGTAAACATCAGGCGTTGCATCTGCTTGCTTTCAAGTGCTTGAATCTTCTCTACCTCAGCCTTCGTAATGCACACACCATCAAGTTCGACCATAGGACGACCTTTAGCAGAAGCAATCGCTTTATCAATCAATTCTCTATCTAGTACCTTGTTATACCCTTCAAAATGACGTAGCATATACTCGTTAAGCTTTTCTCTTACGTCATCCTTTGAGTATCCCTTATAGAAATAATACTTCGCTACATAATGCAAAACATGCCCCGCTTTCTTCCAAGGCACATCCTTCTCTAGCCACTCTTCAGCGTAAAGAACTTCATTCAATACAATCATCCGCATCCTCCTTGCTATTCATGTCAACCAACACATCCTTGAAACGCTTGCCGTCATATTCAATATCGCCATTCTCATCCTGCACAAGAGAATGCACCATACCATTATGGCGTTCCAATAAGCGTTTAATCAAAGTATCATGAAACAACTCCCAGACGATTGCAATACTGGATGCATTCTTTTTACAAAGATCAAGCAGAATGTCGCAAAGCACATCGTCATTAGAACACTTATCGTGAAGATTGCGGAACATACTTTCCTGATACAGCGCAATTCGCTCCTTGCGGTCTGCGCCGGTTTCCTTATTATTATTTCCGTTGCCAGAATGGATTGCGTTACCACGAGCAAACCTCAAGTAGTCCTTAAAGATAGAGCGGATGCCATAATACTGAGAGTTGGTATACTCAACACCAGACTTGAGCGAGTCGTAATCAAACTTGCGCTTTATCTTGAGTTCTTCTTCAAAATCTTCCAGCTCGTCCTCAACAGTCCAGCATAGGCGGTTCATGGTACAAGAATTGATTCCCACCGGCATCCGATAGAGGTAATACTGGATAACCATTTCATCCACATCGTCCTTGACGGTCTTTTGCATAATCTCATCCAGACCGGCAAATCCATCCCACTTGATACGCTTGCGAGCTGCGGCCACATACTGCTTGTAATCACGCATCTGAGCAGGGTAGATGTAGCTCATAAAGTATGGCTTACGCCATGCGCAAATACTGCTCCAGAACTTCTTATCCTCGATAGTATCAGGATTATCATCGTCTTTAACGGCGCAAGCTTTATTGTCATACCAGTATTGCGGCATATCTGTCGTAGCTACGCCTTTTATTTTGTCGATCGCGTTTTGTTGATAAAGCTGTCCGCAGATAATGCGATACGTAAGTTCATCGTACTCTTTACTACCTTGCTCAAATTTACTTCGCACATCAAACATCGTTGTAATTCGGTTTGTTGTACGTCCAATATTATCTCCAAATCCGCTGATATTAGATTCAATAAAATCCTTTTCGGTCGGAACTTTTTTCTCGCATTTGCGCTGGACACAAAGAACGACCGGCTCATTTACCCATTTATCAATGAGAACTCTATTGTCAGTAGAAAATGTAAGGTCGGCATCGAAATCTTCACCGTTAAGCGCTGCACACATATTATCCCACGCATTGGTGATAAACACGGACTTCATATAGCGATACCAGTATTTGCAATCATCAGATACATTCAAATTCATGCACCGAATATTTGCCATCTGACTCATAGGAGCTCTAAAACAAGCAATCCTCTTGACGTCTCTATCATTCCAAAAACGACTGTAAACCTCACCGGCCTTCAATAGTCCGGTTACCTCCATCCGAAACATAGACTGGCAAAGCGCATATGGATCGCCACTCGCAACTTGAAAATTCCCTCGTACCTTTACAACACCCGTTTTTGCCTGAGAGATTCGCTTTTTAATAAAGTATCGAATCCGATTCTGCACATAAGGGTCGTTAATCATTTCCGGCTCAATCATAAGAGCCTTAATATAGTCGTTTTCCAGACTGTTTATGTAATTCGGGTCATCACGCATTCCACTACCACGCAAATACAGCAACGCATCACGCCAATCACCGCCCATGACGCCATTGATTTCGTCCAAAGTCGGCTTTACAAGCTCACGAATCTCATCATTCGTAAGCTGATAGCTTTGAATAAACTGATAATTCAGATTGCGCTCCTCATCAAGCTCCAACTCACAAGTCTTGGTTACAGAGAAGTGATAGTGGTTCTCTCTACAGTTTTCAAGATAGTCCTCACAACTATGGTAACTATCCCAGAGCTTTAACATAGAGGTGCTAAGAACGACCTGAATTCTATTGATGTCGCGATAATCTCCCCATGCGTCCTTTAACATATTCTGTTTTGCTACCTTCTTAGCGAACTCACGGAAAGGGAAGGGAAATAACATGCCTTTACAGAACGCATTCCGCACACAGAAACCAGACGCAGTAGATGGCAACTTCAAATCCTCACTCCACTGTTGTGCAAGATCATAACTAATAAGTCCAAACCCATCATTCGCACACAGCTCACAATCGTGTTCCATATCTTCAACTATCGTAGGTTCTCCAGACACTCCATCGTCCAGAACAACAATATGGTCTTTAAAGCGCGTGTAGCAATCATCTATAACAAGTACACCATCAGGGTCAGTGACCGGAATAGAAGCAGAGCAAGCAAGGGCTCTATAAGCCTCTAACTTTGCAGGCACAAATTCCATACCCTTGTTACGGCCATTATCGATTCGCTTGCGGATCTCATCAACAAGACGGTCACTCACAAATACAATCGTGCTATTTTTAACGCCACCAGTGGTTCCAACCAAACGGCGATACGTGATTCCATTGATTTCGAACCCCTTGGAAGAACATGCCCGGCGGTAGTCGTTCTTCTTGTCAACCACCAGACACATATAATCCGGCTTAAACTGAACTGCATCCAGCTCAGTGTATAATCTCCGAATTTCCCGGCGGTTCTCTAAGCAAGAAGGTTCATTCCGTAGCATTTTGATTCTACGCTTGATACTCCGTGCCTTAGCCTCTGCGTCCGTAACACCATTCAACTCATCAATCCATCGTAGAACAGTGCTATCAGCCAGCGAGATGATCTCGTGGTTTCGTCTGGCTTCATCTAATGGTAGGGTTAAATCCCATTTTGCTTCAACCAGACGCTTCGTATGGATCTTAAAAACAAACTTCTGGCAAGTTTGCTGTTTTGCCATTCGGCAGTCACCTCCGTATTCTTCTAAAACGTATCCTGTATTGTATAGCTATAAAGAAAAAATATAAAATTAGGCTTTTACAGACAGCAACTCTCGCTATCTTCCATAGCCTTGAGCCAAAGTCGTTCACGCTCCTGATAGAGCTCATCCAGCATATCATCAGCAGCCTCATACTCGCTGTGCGTCAGGCTATTGCTATTCATGTTACGCACAAGCTGCTTGATCTCTGCATCAACATCCTCGTAAGTTCGCATCATTCATTCCTCAACTTCCATTGTGACCATGCTGATTTTACGATATGGACACAAGGCTTGCATACACCGGTCAATATCATCAAATACGACATCTTTTCTTCGACCACGTTCTGTCTTTTCGTGTTCAAAATATTGACAGATATCGTATAGACGAATTTCAATCGCTTCTACCGCACCATTGAACTTGTGGTGATTTATGATTACGGAATAAATATAATCAGAGTAAGTAATCCTGTCTATTTCCAATGAATCGAAATCTTTACAGATGCCTTTGATAATATATTCCAAAGCTATTACACCAGATCTATCTGGTGCTACAATATCACAGTCGTGCTCAATTGCGTATTTGCAAGCATCATATGAACGTCCATACCCACGAGGTAAAAGAACTTTCTCCATCACTTAACCTCCTCGTCCATAACAGCTCCACAGTCAGGACAAAACTTTGATTCATCGACATTTTTGCTAGAATGACAAGCCGAGCATTCAACAAAGAAGCTTTCTCCAAAATCTTCAAAATGTTCAATCCAGTGGGCATGAACCACTCGACGGAACTCACCGCCAGCGGCCATCTCTTCTTGCATGTATTGAATTGCCCCATTCAAAGTCATCTTGCATACAGTTTTCTGAAAAGCAGAAACAGGACTGTTATCAATCAATGGCTTTGTATCTTCCAATGTTTGAATCAAGTGTGTCGCGTTAATAAACTTATCCATCACTTAACCTCCTTAGCTACCAAACGAATCGTCTCATCAATCCATTCAAGCTGCGTCAGCAAAACATCCACGGTATCGGCATCACTCTCGGAAATATTCAAATCCTTAATCTTATGTAAAGCCCATTCAAGGTTCGGGTAATAGCCGACCGTAACCTCCTTTACGCCAGTGCCCATTTCACAAGTCTTTGGATTCTTACCAGCTGGCCGCTGCTCAACGATAACGAGATTCCGCTCGTCGCAGTTCTTTATAATGTATTTACCAATTTGCACTCGCATCTCTTAATCTCCTTCTTTAACCAAATTCATACAATCAATATATTTATCATAAACCCAATTAAGAGTGAGATCGAGAGTGCTCTTCAACGTTGTTATCACGATATAAAGCTGGTGTCATACGAAGAAGAGAAACTTGATGTGCGGTGGTTTTGCGCAAAAGATGTTACTCCTCCTGTCCCGGAGTACGGTATGTGTTCGGAAGACGTAATCGTAAAGTACAAGGATGGTACAGAAAGCGTTGCGTGCATCACATTTAATGGCGTATGGTATGATACGGATTACAATGAAGTTGCAGATACAATAGTATATTGGCGATATATGACGGAGGAAGAGAAGAATGGGGCTTAAAGAGCGTGAGAAGATTCTCTTTACTATGTGTTGGACATTCCGAAAAGTTATGTGGCCTCGCCAAGTCTATGCTTGCCTTCGTAAAATTATTCCATACAAGCAATTTGTTTACTACCTTAAAAAGTGGGAGGAATTTGGTTTTTACGACTATGGAGTAAATCAAGAACTTGGCTGGTTCTATCCAGAAAACTTTCCAGATAGATACAAGGAAATAATTGAGGGTGTAGAAGATTTTAAAGAATGCAAAACCGGATGTGTTTTCTAAAATTCCGCTTTTAACAGAAAGGAAAGGTATGTTTAAGACTTTTAAAAATACTGTTGTATGCGTACTTCTAGCAGCTGTTATGCTGACTGGATGCAACGCAAGTGTGAAAGACTCAGTAGGGAATGTAGCCAAAGAGAATGGCTGGTTCTATCGCATTGGTGACACTCCTATGGTGTACGATAAGGATACACACGTTATGTATTATTTATTCAGTAAATGCTTCGGAAATCAAGGCTACGGCTATATGTCTCCTTATTATAATGAGCACGGTCAGATGTGCTATTACGTTGATGGTCAGATTATTCCAATCGAGGAGGTGCTAATCGATGCTGACTGAGATTGTTTGGTTCGTGACCAAAGCTTATATTATTTTGCTTTTAACCGCAACTGTAATTCGCTCCGAGCAGATTCTGTATGATATTTCTACATATATTTTCCGAGGTGATAGAAAGAATGGAATGTATGGTTGCGTCGTACTGAATATTTTTATTATCGTATGTGCAAGTATGTGGGTGAGGTTTATTTGAGATGGGATATTTTGAAGATTATAGCTGGTGTGAACCAGAGGCAGAGTCTCAGGCTGACCAAATTGTATCTAGCGCAATTGAGCAACTAAAAAATCTTGTTTCTGATAGCGCTAAGACTACCATGAAAGAATATCAAGACTTGGAAACGAGAAAAATTAAACTTCAGCGTGAAGTCAATGAGCTCGAATACAAAAAACACAAGTCCGAAGAAGAACTTAAAGACCAGATTGCTTTATATAAGCGAATGGACGAACATGATTTGCCAAAAGGCTTTGTAAATAAAATCGTTGGTGCGTTGATTGGTGATTTCAAAATTGGAGACGATGCTTGGACAATAGAAGCCAAGTATAAAAGTTACGAGTGTCCATTATGTCATGGGAAAGGAGTTGTCTCTACAAGAATCAATGGAAGCATAGACCGTGATATTAAATGTCCTGAATGTAACGGATATAAAAGAGTCTCAAATCTTTCCTACTATGCACAAAAAAGAAAGATTGCAAGATTTGATATAAGGCTTAATTTTAATAATCTTAACCAAATGTGGGTAGCCGACGAAGATCACATTATTTTTTGCGACGGAGATTATAACAGGTATGTAAATGGCCTTTATAAAACTGAGCAGGAAGCAATCGATGCAGCTGCTAAGAAGAACGCAGAGGTGAGTAAGTGAATTACGCTAAAATCGTTCCATGTGATATAGCGAATGGCGAAGGAGTGCGCGTCACATTGTTCGTACAGGGTTGTGACCATCACTGCCCCGGCTGTCAGAATCCTACCACATGGGACCCGAATGGTGGTCAGCCATTCACAGATGAAACGCTCGATAAAATTGTAGATTTACTTCGACCTGATTATATTCAAGGGCTTACACTCACTGGTGGAGATCCACTGTTGCCGGAAAATAGAGAAGTTGTTGAGAAGATTGTTCATCGTGTATGGACTGAATTTTTAAGCAAAAAAGATGTGTGGCTCTGGACTGGATATAAATGGGAAGATTTGTGGAATCAAGACGGACTCGTATCTGACATCCTTGCTGATATCAATGTGCTTGTAGATGGGCCATTTATTGAATCAGAGAAAGATATCTCTCTTCCATATATGGGGAGTAAGAACCAACGAGTAATTGACATCAAATTGAGTCTTGGATATAAAGAACCGACTCTTTGGTGGACTCCAGAAAAGAAAGGAAAATAATATGAATTTTAGTGATTTTGGCTCGATGCAGAATATCACGCCTTATCGCCCCAACATTAAAATCAACAAATTGCACGACGATGCTCATCTGCCAACTTATGGTTCTGCAAATGCTGCTTGCGCAGACTTGTACGCTTATATCGGTTTTGATGACGCAACGATGGTAAACAAGAATGGCGACCGTTGTATTATGATTCAACCGCATGAGACCGTTAAGGTACATACTGGTTTACGGATGGCTCCGCCTGAAGGTTGGTATGTCGCTATCTATGCTCGCAGCGGTTTGGCAACCAAGCAGGGACTTGCTCCTGCAAACAAAACTGGCATTTGCGATCAAGATTATCGTGGAGAGTATATTGTGGCACTACATAATCATTCCAACATCCCTCAAATGATTACTCATGGCGACCGTATTGCTCAGATGGCAGTTGTTCCGTTCTGGCAGGCTTATTTTGAAGAAGTTTCTGAATTGGACGAGACTGAGCGTGGAGCTGGTGGGTTTGGTTCTACTGGAAAACAGTAATCGAGGTGTTTATGGGAAAGACAATTGATACGTCCGAGCTTCTGTATCGGATGGGCAAGTACGCAGAAATCGATGCTGGAGAAGAAAAACATGATGCGTTTATGCATTTTATGCTTCTTTTGACCCGCACAATTGAGAAAATGCCGAATGCTGCATTGACTCATAAAAATCCGATTGATGATGAGATTATGGGGAATCAGTACAAGCTGGCGAACGCAATATCACTGGTGACTGGTCGCACTAGAAACGACGGCTGGTATCTCACTTGGATTGGCATGACCATGAAGATTGTACGGTTGAAGAGTGGAGAATCAGCTGGTTTCCGGTACATCAAAGATAATGAGGGGCATGATTATCCGGGCGCAATGCACACATCTTGTGTTGTTGATTATTACATCTCAAGTGACAAGAAAAATGTTATTGTCCAGACTGAGAACACTATTTATAAATTTGAAAAAATTGAAGAGGACTAAATTATGGCTAAGTATTTTTACGTTTACAATATCGTCGGTGTCGAAGATTCTATTGTGAAAATGTTTAACACTGAGACTGGTGCGGTAGGAGAGAAATCGATTCAGAAAGATCGCATTGACGGTTTTGTCGATGGTATCAAAGCAAGTGGATATCAACTGAATGAGGAACTGGCAGACGCTGATGTGGCAGAAGGTGAAGCAAAGCGTATTCTGGCAGAGAAGATGACTGCTTATCAGGCAGCTCGCGATGACTATCACAATAAGAGTGAAACTCTGAAGAAGGTTAAAGCAAAGTACGGTATTAAGTAAGGAGAATACATAATGAAGTGTTACGCTATTGAATCTCATTACGAGAAAGAAGCTCCATTTGGAATTGCATGGCAAATAAAGCTGTTTGATGGGCATACGCTTTTGGAAGAGTACGACCACATCTTCTATAACGAGATTGCTGGCTACTGCAAATGCCTTGAAGATATGGGGCTTATCGAGAATGTCGAAGTGAAACTGGACATCGAAAGCGAATTGAAGAAGCTACAGGATTTCCAGAAGAGTATCGATGAGATCACGGCGAAGGCCGCGATGCTGGAAAATCCTGCAAAAAGTGTAGAAACACCTTCTATTAGAACAAAATATTCATTCTGGTAAAAGGTAAATTTTACGGAGGAAGTGATTCTATGGCATACGCAGGCAAAAATGGATACGATAAAGACACGGATATTTTATTTCCGATAGCTATTAATATTATTGGATGGGTAGGTAAAGCAGATAGAGAAGAGATTCTTGATCTTAGTTTTGAACGAATTTCCCTTTATCAAGTAGGGAAGATCCTTGAAAAACTTGGCTATCAGAATATTGATATGAGCGAAAACGGATGGGAAATGGATTACTGGTGGGAGTACGAACTTGCCAATAACGCCAATGATATTCCGAACCTTCCTTGTCGAGTTCAAATTAAAGGAAGTTGCGCAGAGGGCACAATGATGCTTAATGTTTTAGATAACGAATAACTCTAACAGTAGTGGTGGGTGGGTGGAATAAACAATATGAAAGCACATATTCAAGAAGAAAAGAAAACAACTCCATTAAAACTTGGCGATGGAATATTACTTCAAGAAAAAGACGGCAAAATTTACAAGGTTTGCGACACGGCAGAATATGACGAGACGCATACTGACGATGAGGTTATCAAAGTTGCTTTGTCTGAAGAAAATATGATTATTGGATCGAACTTTTTTAACACATCGTTTGTGTTTACAGATTGAGGTGAGCTGCTATGATTATGGTTATCCAACACAAAGGAACTCCAAAGAAAAAGAGATATGCTGCAAAGTTTTTATGTTCATGTGGGTGTGTCTTTTGGGCTGATGATGAAGATATAAAGTTTCCGAGCTATTCTGTTATGCGAGAATATACACTGGGCTTAAAACTAGCAGAATGTCCAGAGTGCGGAGAGCAAGTTGTCTCTTGTCTCCCGGAAGTTTCCAGAGAGAAAATTTTTGTGGATTGAGGTATGATTATGGCAATTAAAATTATCAAACATAAAAGAGAACCAGAAAAACTGGCTTATAAATTTTTATGTGATTGCGGTTGTGAGTTTTGGTCTGACGCAGATAGCGTGATAGAAGTTAGCTCATGCGGGTGTGTTTTTCTTTATCAAACCAAATGCCCTGAATGCGGTTGTACTGTTAGTATGGTGCCGAATCTTGAGCTTAATATAATGCCTAGAAATAAGATTTTTGATGAATAACTGGAAAGCGAGAAAGAATGGCTATTTGCAGTAAATGTCTACATAAAGAAGTATGTGCTTTTAGGAAGCAGCTAGGAGATTGCTGTACTGAATCTTGCAAAAATTTCTTTGGCTGGGTTAAGGTCATGGATGAGCGTCCGATTCTTTTAAAAGATAACCTTGTAATAAGCGATTATGGTCTGTCGTTTATTGGATATTACGATTACAATAAGAGAGATCGAGAACACTTTTGCGATGCAAACACACTTGAAAAAATTTATGAATGTCCATCTTACTGGCTGAAAGGACTTGGTTTACATGAGCAAGAACGAATCGCAAACAAAGAATATAAAAAACGATTGGTGGCTTGTAAAGAAGCGGAGAGCGTACTTTAAATTGTTTCTGATGCAGACGAGAGTTGACTTTTTTGACGCAATTTGCAGAGCGTGTGAGAGAATCGAAAGATGGTGTAAGAGATGAAGGTTGTAGAACTTATCAAAAAGCTGAATGAAATCGGATACGACGAGAATACCGAATTGACTTTTGGGGTTGTTAATAGAGTAAACGGTAACTGGTATGAGGCTCCGTTCGATGAAATCAACTATGGAATCGATTTGACTGGCGAACCATACCATAATGATGAAATCAATATTGACATTGATGTAGATTCTGTAGAAGAATATCAGAAAGAAAAAGCAGATTCGGCTATTGAAAGTTTTGTTGATGAGATTCAGGAAGTTTTAAATAAATATCAGCGTAAGTTTATTTTTTAAGAACTAGACTTTTATGAGGTGGTAAATTATGATTGAACGCGGGAGTTTTTATGTCGTAGATGATTTTATGATTGTGGCACGTGATTATGAGCGTGAAGATGGGTATGGCCGTGCTTGGAATAGAGTATGTTCAAACAAAGAATCTCTTAAAATCTATTGCGACGCATTAGTTGATTGTGGATATAGAGATACAACTGGTGAAAAGAAATATGACTAAGCAAATAGGCTATTATAAATCCGACTGGTATATTATGGGCATCGACGGAAAATATAACAACGCCTGTATCTCGCATACAGAATCGCAGCTTCGATATACAGTTCCGAGGTCGCCAGAATGGACCATCAATGGATTGGGTTTTGCTTACCTTAGAGAACATGGGTTTGAAGATTATCCTGAACTCTATGGTATTGTATTCTATGACATGGAGTGGTGGCGACGAAAACACTATCCGGGGGACTTTTATGTAGAGATACCAATTTGCGATTTATATGCAGATTCATTTCATTTAAAATGGCGTTGCAAGGAATTTCGTGTACATCAATGGTCTTGCTTGCGTAAAGAAACAAAGTGGGTGAAAGGCAAAAGTAACTACACTATTTGTGAGCTTGCCGATAAGTTGCCACATGAAGAATTTATAGAATATCTTAAAGACAACGGTATCTATATTGTAAACGAAGGTGGTGTTGGACTTGGATGATAATAACAAAAAACTCACTCTTGGAGAAAAGATCTTGTTTTTGACAGTCGGTGTACTCATTACTCTTATTGTTGGATATTTTGTATGGACGATTGGAGAAGAAATCTATCGCCAGTACAACCCGATTGAATGGACTGCTACTATTGAAGAACTGGAATCGGGCATCTACGGATATACATCCACTACGGTATCCAATATTCCAGCAGAAAATTATGAGATGCTTACAGTTCTTTGTAATGGCACATACATGAATATCAAAGGCCATGTACAGATTGTATACGATAGTAATACTCCGTATATCGAATATAAATCGACCAGTATTGTCAATGCAGACTCTGTGATTATCCATGCACAGAAAGGGCAGATTAAGAATAACGGAGTTAGCACAGTGAGGTAATAAAATGACCAAAGAATTAGGGTTTTATAAAGACCAAACAGAATATTATAAAAGATCAATTGAAGATCTACTGCACCATTATACTGATAGCTGTAGCATATGTACGGTTAATTTAGATTGCAGTGAATGCGTTGTGGATAATTTTATCAATCAGCTACGAAATATTCTGTATAGTAGTAGTGAGTATAAAGGAGAAAACATATGAAGCTGCTTTTACAGTCTAATGGAGGATTTTCTGGATTCTATAGTAGATTTATTTTGATTGATACCGATTCACACAAGATGGTAAAAACGAATGGTATCATAAAGGATGATTTGACCAGTATAAAATATATTTGGGATTATCTTGAAAATGAAAAGATTCCAGATATTGACGACTTCGGTAAATCACTTGTTCAGGATTTTGATTATGATATATCCCTACTTGAATGTTTTCTGCCAACTGCTCAAGTGATTACGAATACTTCTATTGCGATTATGGACGACATCAATTATGATGTTTATCTATCATCTGAAAACGTTCCGTACAGAAAGTTCAGATTGAATTCTTCATCATATCTTGAAAATGACGCTCTCAGCGCAAAGCTTAGGAAACTATTTCAGACATTCTTATAAAACTTGGCTTCTTATAAAGGAGGTTTACAATGATTATTGATTGCAAATCTATTGCACAAGATATCAAAAATAAAATTAAGAATGTTATCGCAGAAGATGACTACGCTCCTATTTTACATATTTATCAAGTAGGGGACAACCCTGCATCCAACGCTTATATTCGCGGCAAGCTGCGTGACTGTGAAGAGGTTGGAATCGAAGCGGAGCTTATCAAGCTGCCAGAAAATATTACTGAAGATGAATTGAACAACAAGATCTTAGAAGATTATAATTGGGAAGATGTGGACGGTATCATCGTCCAGCTTCCACTGCCCAAACATATCAACCCTCAAAATATCTACATTCCAGACGCAGTTGATGTTGATGGTTTTAATTCTACATCTCCATTTCAGCCGTGCACTCCACTGGGTGTTATGAAGATTTTTGACTCCATCGGTTACGATCTGGATGGCAAGAATGTGCTTGTGTGTGGTCAGTCTGATATCGTAGGTCGTCCGCTGGTCGATATGCTGATTAAACGGCACTGTAATGTGATCTCTGTGAATAGCAGCGGAAACGCTCTTCGTTATTACGCTCTCCACGACGGTCTTGTAGATGTTGTCATATCTGCGGTTGGGGAACGCGATTTTATTTCGCCGTTAGATTTGTTTAACGTAGATGTCTGCATCGATGTTGGTATCAATTATGACGAGAATGGCAAGCAGCACGGTGACTGCGCTGACGCTGTTTATAACATGAAAGATATCAAGGTGACCCCTCGTATCGGTGGAGTCGGCCTCATGACCCGTGCCATGCTCTTATATAATGTATGTGTAGCTAAATATGGTGAGCACAAGATGGAAGAGGTGATTGGATGAATGAAGTCCCAATTTGGGAAAAGATAACCCTGACAATCGAGGAAGCAGCGGCGTATTCTAATATCGGCCAATGTAAAATACGTGAACTTCTCCAAGATAGAAATTGCCCGTTTATAATGTTTGTTGGTAAAAAGCAACTTGTTAAACGAAAAGCATTTGAAAGATACATAGAACAAACATATTCCATTTGAATGTATGGCTCTGATGTGATATAATCAAATTGTCACATCGGAGCTCTTTATTTAACGTAAGGAGCTTATTATGGAAAGAAGAAAAGATAATAAAGGACGTGTTTTGAAAGAGGGTGAGTCGCAACGTAAAGATGGTCTGTACCAGTATCGTTGGACAGATAAGTTTGGAAAGCGCCGCACTATTTATTCTGGCGACTTAAAAGAATTAAGAGCAAGGATTGAAAGTTTAACAGAGTATGAAATACAAGGCATCGACCCAATAGCAAACTCAATGACGGTGAAAGAGCTCGTAAAAAAATATTCCGATCTTCATAAGCCGTCTTTAAAGGAGACAACAACAAAGAACATAGATACTTTCATGAAAATTCTTTCTGGGTGTACTTTTGCCAATAAAACAATCGCATCAATAACACCGACAGAAGCAAAAGTGTTCATGAAAGAACTATATGATAAGGGGTACTGTTATGGTACAATAAATAACTATAAAGGACTACTACGACCGGCTTTTGAACTTGCCTGCGATGATAAAATTTTGTCAAGGAATCCTTTTAGCTTTCGACTTTCAAAAGTTGTGCCAAAAGAAAACAAGACAAAAACTATTCTGTCGAATGAACAATTTTCAAATCTTGTTGATTTCTGCAAAAAAGATATCTATCTCAGTCAGCACGTTGATGAACTTATAATCTTATATGAGACCGGACTTCGTGTTAGTGAGTTTTGTGGATTAACCGTAAGTGACATTGATTTAGAGCAGGGAATTGTAAATGTGAACCACCAGCTTGTATATCTTCATGGAGAGTTCTCAATCCAATCTCCAAAAACAAAAAGTGGTGTACGCATCATACCAATGTCGCAAAAAGCCAGAGAAGCATTTTCACACATTATGAGTACAAGACCACAGCTGGATGAAGAGCCGAGCATAAGTGGATATTGTGGCTTTCTACAAGTCAGTTACAAAAACAGCCCTCGTTCAGCAGTTAGTGTTGAATCAAATGTGCGACAAGCTATAAAGAGATACAATAAGGTTAATCCGCAAGAGCAACTTCCAACTGCAATCACACCTCATACTTTAAGGCATATGTTCTGCACCAGAATGGTAGAATCTGGGATGAACATTAAAGCTGTCCAGTATGTGATGGGACACAGTAAAGTCAATATGACATTAGATGTTTATAGTCATGTGGATGCTGAAAAAGCAGTTGCGGAGTTCCGAAAGATAATTCAGTAATTTTATATACTTTATAAGAATAAATTGTCAACTTCCTATAAATTGGACAATTTTTACTACACCAATTACTACACCACTTTTTCAAATCTGGTATGACATAATATAATAGAATATGAACTAGACGAGCGTGCAATAAAGAGCGGTAGAAAAGCAAGAAGAAGAAAAATAACGAATTATCGTTATGAATACAAAAGCGAACAATAACCCAAGCGAAAATATGTGCAAAGTGTAAAAATTACAAAAAAATTACAATACCCTATTGCAAAATGGTTTCAAAAGAGTTACAATATGGTTACAGCAAGGGCAAGGCCCCAAGGCTGTGTGTGAAATCTTTTTCTTCTTGTTTTTGGGATACTGGGCGCGGATCCTCCTCCTCCGGCTGTTCTCCTTCACAGCTATGATCCATGCGCCGCACAGGCAGTGTCCCGCTTCGTGTGCAAAAGGGCTCGTCCGGTGATTCGGACGAGCTTTTTTGCATTCTGTAAGCTCTGATTTGCCTGCAAAAGTGATACTTCAAAAATCAAAGTATGACCAATGCCTAAAAACGCTTGGCAATTTGTCTGTTTTTCCGCAAAGGACAATTATAAAGTTTGGCGCGGCAGGGGTTTGTATTCTTGCGGGCTTTGTGGTAAAGTATATACAATCAATTTATAGGCAGCAAACATGAAGGATTTTGATGCTGATCTTTATCGGATGCGTTAAAGGTGTATCTGGAAACAAAGAAAATGACGAATATTTCGCAAGCACAAGCGGGATTTAAGGCAAATAGCCGCAGGAATCCTTTGTGG